ATTTAAGGAGGACGATTAATGGCTAAATACAGAGTACAAGGAGAATACACTTATACCGTTTTTAAAGTTGTAGAGGCCGACAACGAAGAACAAGCAATACAGGACGCTCAGGACAGCGAACCGTTATGTACTTGGGAAAGTGTCGACCAGGATAGTTATTTTGAACACGTTGAATGTGCAACAAAGGAGGAAGCATGAAAACTTATACAATCACTAAAATAATAACAAACTATATAGAAGCTAAAGACGATAAAGAACTTAACGAGCTTTATAGCGAAGGAGTAGTTGATGAAGTATTGTCGAATATAAATCCTATTGAGCGTTATGTTATTACAGATGAAAAGGGAAATATTATCAAAGAAGAAGAAGCATGACCAAAGATCAAAAAATAAAAGCCGTAGAAGATTATCTGGGTAACAGAGGTATGTTTTACGAATCAGGAGAAATAGCCAAAGCTGAATTACTAGGCAAATATTGGTTTATCTTAATTAAAGACGAACCCGAAGTGGAACTATACGATAAAACCGATATGTACGGAGAATGTATAGATGGTTTTTGCCGAAAAGACTTTAAATGGAATAAAACTTACATGAGAAAATGTATAACAGGAGAAACATGATATTCAAAATAAAAACAGATAACTTAACTAAAACTGTCGATACAGATGATTTTTTAGAAAAAGATATTGACGTAATTTTAGACAACGAGATTTATTTTCTTAGAAAAGAAGAAGGAAAGATGTTTGGTACAACATCAACCGTTGTACAAGTAGAGGAGATAGCATGAGTAAGTATGTAAACAACACCCGTTTAGTGCGAATCGTACCCGAAGATAACCGTTTTGTAGGGTATAACTCAGATAACGAGATAATCATGTCTTATTGGATTGCAGATCCGATTTCTCGTGCTAAACAAATTCAAACTTGGATTGCCGAAGGTAAATATGAGAGATAAATACCGTATTGTGATCAAGAAATCCCTATCAGAGGACTTTGCTTACCGTATCTTTATCTACAAAGACAACGAACTCACGCAAAAGATTGGTTGTGGTAGTGAATTACAGGCCTGTCGTCTGGTCGATAGATTCTTAGCAACCGTCTAATGCTCGATATCTTCTGGTACGTCCTCGCTTTCCTGTTTATCTTGCTTATCTGGATTGTCGAGAGCGACTGACGCTAACTCACCTTCAACCGTATTGCCGATCAATTCCGCTAACCTAGCTTCGACTTCTTCCCTGGACATTTGATCTATCTTCCCGAACTTAACTTCCTTCCGCTCTACGATTAGACCCCCGACCCGAAGTAAGCTGTTCTGGGCCGCTATAGCTGCATTAAATGACCCCGATTCCAACGCTTTGTCCCGAATGTCGTATAGATCTTTTACCGCCCGATCATAATTAAGTTCATACTTCTTCTTAGCCTCGTTCATCAAGTAGTTATACTCTTTACGAATCAAAGGCTTCGACATCAACTTATTCGCAGCTTGTCTAGGCGATTTGTACCCCGCCTTATGTGCTGCTTCGACCAGGGATAGTCTTGGATTATTGACCGCGATCCAAATAAACATATGTTGCCGTCTGTTGAGTCCCGAATCGAGATTAGCGTATTCTATTGGAATTTCATCTTCAGGCGCGATAGTTGGCCCGTAGTCTTGTTCTGAGAGTTTATTCTTTCTGTAACCCATAAAACTTTTTTGCGTTGCATATAAATATATTTATATACAAACGTCCCCCACCTATCCCCAAAGTGTATGAGAGAAGGATAGTTTACTTATCCTAAGTGTGTCAAGTTTTATATTTTTAAGTATGTATTTGTGTCTGAATCTATGACAAAAATGAAAAAAATAAAATAATCCTGAAACCCTTATGTTTATTGACTAAAACCGCGTCAGAGTCTTTTGACAAAAGTCTGACAATATTACATAAGTTCCTGGAGTGCGCCGATTATTGCTTTTTTTTCGTTGTCCGGCAGCCTCACGAAGTTTTGTACTATGCTCATTACTGCGTCGTTTATCTCTGGTTCTGTGTCTAAAATTACAGAATCTTGTACTTTTATCATCTTTTACCCCACTTTTAAGGCGAGAGACTGTCATCTCAGGAGTGGGTTTGATCTGACAATCTCTCTTTTAGCGGATCAGATTGGTATATTCTGGTCCGTCATCAGTAGAAAATCATCACAATCAGACCTTGGATCTATAGATGGCTTTCCAAGTATCTCGTTATGAAAGTGTTGATAATTGTCTACTAATTCTGAAATATTTTCATAACCTTTTCTCCAGGCCAACTCAAAAGCGTCCTGTTTGTCAATCAATATATTCTTTAGTTTACTCATGTTATCCCTCATGTGTTTACTTATAGTAGCATTTTATTTTATTATGATATAGAATGCAAGTTAATGGATAACAAATTATATGGAGAAATACTATGACTAGACCAATAGAAACAGTATCTAAGCCGGTGTCAGAGATGACCGACGCTGAGATGGAAATTATTCTTTACGAGGCCCAAAGGGCTGCAAAAGACCTTAAGAGTGTCGTAAATGTAATCGTAGAGGAAACACAAAGGAGAAGGGATGAACGAATTACCTGAGATACTACAAGACAGGGGTAGCGTTGTAATAGGCGACGCTTACTACCTAGAAGATATGCCAAACGATTTATATCACAATTGCCCTGGTCTATCGTCATCAACCGCAAGAAGATTCGCACAAAGCCAAGAACACGCTTTACACGAAGAAATGCTTGAATCTGCAGCTTTACGCTTTGGTACTGCCGCTCACGCCCTTATTGTCGAGGGAGAGGACGCATTTAACAAAGAAATAGCCTGTATAAACGGTTCTATGTATACCAAGGCCAATAAAGAACTTAAAGAAGATTACGAGAAAAGAGGCTATACCGTAATCTCCAAAGCAGACCGCGATACTATATTTGAAATGCGCGAGGCTTTGATACCGGAAGGAGACAAGCTACTACACCCAAACGAAGATGAGTTTCCTGGTGTATTTGGAAAGCCGTATGAACGTGCTTTGTTCTGGTACGAAAAAGATCTACTGCTTAAGGTTAAGGCAGATGTACTGCGTTATCCTTTGGATCCAACCTTTGACTCAAACTCAATCATACTTGTGGACTACAAGACCACTAGCGATTGTTCTGTGTACGGATTTACTAAATCGGTCAGGAACTATCAGTATGACTTACAAGCCGCTTGGTATAAGCGTGCTTTTGAGAGAGCGGGGTTTAAAGTAGAGGGTTTTTATTTTGTCGCCCAAGAGAAAAAGAAACCTTATGCCACCAAGATATTCAAGATGTCTGACAGAGATATGGAGTCTGGGTGGATATATTTGGAGGGTGTGCTTAGTCACTATCGTGGCGTCGTTATAGATGGCGATAAACCGTCTATATACAACTCACCTAATATTATTGAACTTAATTTAAAAGGTAACGAGTAAGTGAACGTATGTATTTAAGTTTTCCTGGAAGAATTTATACTAGAGAGGCTAGTACAATTATTTATTCTAAAAGAATTTTTTACACGTCTTTTAACGTTGAACTATGGAGTCTTGCAGATCAAACAATATGGGATGCTGTTTTTGTTTTTAACAATGGGAGAAGGTGGAGAACAATAAAAATAAAAGAATTAAAAAAAATAGTAGACCATGCTAACAAAATGAATAAATTAATGCAGTCTACAAAAGAAGAGGTGGACGCATATTTTGAGAACGAATATACAGGAGCGCCCACCAAGTTCTAGTTTAACTCAAAGATGGCTTTGAGGAAGTTTTTTCCGGTACCTTTGGAATAGGTATCTCTTCTTTATCAGCCATTTCGTAACCTAGTATTTTATTTTTAAAGCTAGGTTTCTCCTCGTCATTTTTGTCAACGTAAGTACCGTCTTCGTATTTTTCGAGGGTAACTTTCAAGATAGATCCTTTCAGATCCTCTATATTGTTAGGGTAAGATTTCAGCCCCAACTTCTTACAAAGTATAGAAAGATTACGTCTAGCAATCTCCTGTACTTCATCTTTCGGGTGCCAAAGATTAAAGTATTCTCTGTGGTCCCTATAGTTTCCGCCGTCAACCTGAAACGTTATGACAGACATTTTATTGCCCGCCTTTGACGTTGTGTTTTCAGCTTCTACAATGACTGCTTCGTAATCGCCCGAAGGTGCAGTCAAAGTTCCGGCAGCACTCTCGGACATTATTTGATCGCCGTCTTCAAAAAAGTCCATTCCATCAAAATCATTCATCAGCACCTCCTATTTCTTGTGTTTTATCTTGATTTTGTATTTTGTCGATAATATTAGTTATGTTCGGTACCTCAAAGTCATCAAGAGCGTTACTTCTATCCTTGGCAACGTAGTTCTGACCAGGGTTAGTTTGTAACCAAGAGTTGCTTTCGGTTTGACCGTCCTCGTTAGTCTCTTCTACCTTTCTGATAGCAAAAACTTCATCAAAAAAGTAAGGTATTTGTTGGCCTAGCTGCTGTCCCACAAGGGCAGGCTCAAACATCCAGACACCATCATTATTTGATTTTTTAAGTTTGCAAAGAAACAAAACGTGCATTTTCAAATCTCTGTACGCTCTTAACAACTTAGTCATGCTTTCATTTACATTACCGTATGCCGCTCTTGCGTCTTTATTACGTCTTTTTTCCTCAGCTAACATAATTTCAGCTATCTCAGATACTGAATCTAAAACAACCGTATCGAATTCTAGTTCTCCTGCTTCAAGTTTTTTCCTAGCGTCCTCAACATCTTGAATACTTTGTACGTTCAAAACCTTAACATCTTCTGCATTTGTAGTTGGATCGTTCTTCCAATCTTTGATTGACAGTAATCCCGCCTCTGCATTTAATATCAAGACTTTGCCAGGACAAGTTATTGAGGTCCTAGTTTTACCGTTGCCGGTGTCTCCATAAATTAATATTTTTAATCCCTGATCCAGTATGGTATCAAAGGGATCCATAAGTACATTTTCAGCCATATTATTATCCTCTAATATTTATAAAATTGCTTTATTGTAATTTATAGATTACCATAAGTAAATAACTATTTTTCGGAGGAGTAACTTGGAAACAAATAATAATGTAGAATGGTTAGCTAATTATTACTTTAGGACTAAACAATTAGCAACATTAGAACTTAAAACATTAGAGAAAAAAAATATAACACCAAAGATAAGAGACAGGAAAGTGGAGCGCTATACATTACCACAATATATAAAATTTTTAGGGCACGCCAAGGCAGCCGAATTATTTAATTGTTCTGTTTCAACTATAAAAGCCTGGAGATACGGATATCGTTTGCCATCAATACCGCAAGCAAAAAATATAATCAGAGCAACAGAAGGCAGGTTAGATTTTGAATCTATTTACGGTAATTTAAAGGACATAATTGAAAATACAGAATAAATGTTTCAGCTTAAGTTTTCAGAGAATGATTCTTCTCTTGATCTTGCTTTAGGCTATTTTGATGAAGGCTACAACGTAGTCCCTTTACAACGTTCAAACAAAAAACCGCCTCCTTTCTTAAAAGGGTGGGATCAATATAAGAAGAAAAGACCAGAACGCAAACTGGTAGAGAAGTGGTTCAAAGACCGCGACAATCTAGTAGTAGCTTTGATGTGTGGTGAATTTATAGTGGTTGACGCTGATTCGCCAGAGGCTATGACCTGGGTAGAGAAAAACCTACCTGTAACACCTTACAAAGTCGTAACCGGTAAGGGTATGCACTATTACTACAATAACCCACAACATTACACTACGTTTGCTACCAGAAGGACCAATGACACGCCTATTGAGAGACTAATAGACATAAGGGGAGAAGGGGGCCTAATTATTGCACCTTGGAACCGCCATGCAAACGGACAAATATACAGACCACAAACCTTTCCTGATTGGAAAGTCTATGACGTTACTGATCTTCCAGATTTTACAGAAGAAGAGTATTACAAAATTACCGGAGCTACGAAGAACGATGAAAAGCATCAAGCTATTCCTTTTACTTTAGACGGTGTAAACGAAGGTTCGCGTAACGATCAAGCGGCAAGAATGTCAGGTTACTTGATATCTAAAAACCTCAATATGGATTTCATCAAGTTTTTTATGCAGTCTTGGAACAGGCAGAACAGTCCGCCTTTGTCTCAAAGAGAAATCAACTCAGTAGTGGACAACGTAAAAAGGACGCACGATAGAAAAAATAAAAAAGCACCTGCGTTTGTGCAAGCTGCCGAAGATATAAAGACTCCTGTGGATTTATTCAAACCGCCGGGCTTATTGAAAGAGATGTTTGATTTTTGTGAAGATATAGCGCAAGTGCCGCAACCAGAGCTTTCTTTAATCGGATCTTTAGCTTTAGCATCTGTGGCTTGTGGCAGACTTTACCGTACTGACATGAATAATTTTTCTTCGCTTTACTTTATGGGTATTGCAAAATCAGGACAAGGTAAAGAAAACATCAAAACTTTTATAGAGTCAGTTCTTAATTCATCTAGCCATGCATCTTTAGTAGTGGGTGACGGATACACTTCTAGTGGGGCAGTACACTCTATATTGCGTCTGAGACCCACACAAATCACGATTATGGACGAGTTTGGTAAACGCTTGGAGGCTATAAGCAGTCAGCAAAACTTTAACCGAGAGGACGGTATACAGACGCTTATGGAGGCTTGGGGCAGATGCCACGGTGTTCTAAGGCCTGATAATTACTCTTTGATGAGTATTCCAGACCAATATAAAGAACAAAGCATTAACCGTCTTACATACAAACCTGCTATTACCTTAGTTGGACTATCTGTACCAAAAAACTTCTACAAAGCACTAAATAGCGGAAGAATACAAGACGGTTTTCTAAACAGATTTTTAGTAGTGGAATCAACAGAACCCAGAAGAGTAGGCAGTCTCAAGAAGTTTAAAAAGGCACCAAGTAACCTAATAGATTGGGTCAACTATGTGCGTAGACCAAGAACTAATTTAGGCGATCTGCAAAGAGATAACGCAGAGTTTGATTTACAACAAACCGTATTGAAGTTTGATAAGGAGTCACAAAGTCTATTACAGGATTTTGCTGCTGAAATAGTCAAAAGACAGGACGTGCTTGAAAAAGATAATCTAGAGCCTTTGCTGTCTAGATCAAGAGAAAAGGCTATGCGTCTTTCATTATCTGCAACCTTAGCAACCCATATAGATTCTGAAACAATACCAGGAGATATTACAAAATGGTGTATAGATTTTGTTAGATACTACGATTCTTTGTTTATTGAAGCGTGCAGAGACAAGGTGGCTTCTTCAGCTACAGAGTCAAAGATTAAACAGGTGTTGTCTTACATAAGGTCTAGAGGAGAAGAAGGCATATCAAAAAGAGACGTAGATAGGCATGAATTGTTTAGAAGCATGAAATCGTACGAAGTCAAAGAGATTATAGAACGACTCAAGAATTCAAGAGAAATACAGGAGACAGAAGTAAAAGTAGGCGGTAAAGGCAGACCAACAAAAAGATTTGTTGCCGTTGATCCTACTTTCTTTGAAGAATAATGAAGATAGATAAAAAAGCCCTACACGAAGCGACTGTAGATACGACCTTAGCTTTACCTATCAATTGGTTCTTATCTTTTTTTGTTTTACAAATTTTATTATGGTTGGATTTCCAATCAGCATTTTTTCTTTCACTTATACAGGTAATAGTCTTGACAATATTTTCAGTAATTAGAAAGTATTTTATTAGAGTTAATTTTAAAAGGAGAGCTTATGAAAACACCAAGCCTAGAAACGAGAGACGATCAAAAGCGTGAAGAACGGGTAGCCGGATATTTAGAAGGGCTGTGGGGCGTAAGTTGTCACAAACTGCCTACTAATTATTCAATAGACTTTTGGATAGAGTCTGCAGAAAAAAGTTATTGGTGCGAGGTAAAATGCAGGAGTTTTGCAGCAACTAAGTACGATACTTTTATATTATCAGGCAACAAGCTACGGAAGGGAGCTTCTTACGCCGTAAGCACGAATATACCGTTCATAATTGTTTATGCTATGACGGACAGCGTTTGGTATCATCAATGGGTCCCAGAACACGTTTATGACGTCAGAATGAACGTAAATGAGACTCCCACTTACGAAGAAGATAACGAACCGTATATTCACATACCAAAAAGCATGATGACTTGTTTGTCAGACAAACCGCTCGGTATGGATAGAAATGAAATAGGGTTGCTTTAAATTATACGTCTGCCGGATAAAGCTTCTGCTAAAGCTAAACGCTCAGGACTTATCTCTGTCTGCTGTATCGGTGTAATTTCAGGTAACTCTATATTAGTTTGTAGTTTAGGAAATTCTGTTTGCTGCACATCTTCTAGCAGACCTTTGCTTTGATCCAATATTTGTTGTGTCTCTTCCTGATCAAAAATAAAATCAGACACACCTTCTATAAAATCTCCGCCCGCCTCGGATATTGCTTCGCCACCAGAAGCTACTAATCTAATACCTAACTGCCTTGCAGCTTGTTCAAAAGCATCTAATACTTTTAATATTGATCCTTTATCTCTTCTTGCCATAAAACCAACAAAACCTGGTCTAGACAAAACGTTTCGCATAATTGCTAGTCCTGCGATGGTCGGTAACATTTGTATGTTGAAAGCATTTACAGCAATACCTGCTGCGATCAAAGTACCGGCTGCACCACCGGTGCCTACCTCGCCCCTTGTTAAAATATCAATTTCTTTTTGGAAGTTTCTAAGGCCCCTTGTAGTTTCTTTACCAAACATAGCCGTCAAAGTTTCGTCCCCGTAAGAATCTAACGAACTTTTTAAGTTACCAGGTTTAAATATGTCTGTAATGTTGCCTTTACCGTTTAGATCAACAGCGTTCTTAAGTATTTTTGTCATACTGGCGTTTTTAATCGAGTCAAAAACTTCAGGAGTGACATTTTGTTTTAACAAATTGATGTTGTATGCGCTGTTTGGTCTAAAAATTATATCAACCGTTTCATCTAAGCTTTTTGTCGGTAAATCCTGAAATAATTTATTTTGTTCAAACCTTAACCTTGCATTTGATGCATCTGCTAATTCTTTTAATTTTTCAACAAACCTAGTACCAGGTATCGATCCTCTAAGTGCATTAGGATCAGTAAAATCATCAGCTAACTCTAATATATCTCTTGGCTTTAAATTTGGTTTTAACTTATTAAGCTGCTCTAAATTTCTTACAACGGTTCTACCTAGGTTTAAAGGAGCCCCTGTAGTTTCAAACAACATGTCTAATTTACCAGGGTATTTCTTTTCAAAATTTAATATCTCTCTACTGAAAGCATGAAAGTCAAATGCGCCTGTATCTGGATCTGTAGCTACGTCTGCCGCATCTAAAAACAACCGTCTTTGTATGTTTGTTTTTACAAAATCCTCTTTGCTTTGTTTGCCTGATTTTTTTATGGTATTTAAATAACCGTCATAATCTTTTAGACCTTTGAATAAATCTCTTAGATCAACAAAAGACCCTTCGACAACGGCTTTTTGATATATTTCATCAATATCGTAAGAGCCTTGTCTTGTTTCGCTTTTCATTTTGCCAAGCTCTTTATTACGAAAAACACTCATACGATCTGCATAACTAGCGTTTGCTTCTTGTAACTCTTTCAATTGCTTTTCTAATCTAACTACTACCTCTTTTTTACCTAAACCTTTATCACTAACTCTTGATATAAAGTTTTTACTGTCTGGTAATTCTCTATACAAAAACTGCTCAAAGTCGTTTAAAGCATTTGCAAGTTGGTTAGATTTTACTCCCCTTATGACAGCTTCGTTGTTAGCTTTTTTTAGGTCAGATACCGCATTTCTAACTTGCACCAAGTTTAACCTATTGCCCAAAGCAGCATCTAAAAAGTCTGGATCTGTACGCAGCATTTCATCTAATTTAGTTTGATAATTTTGTTTTTGTGCTGCTCTTACAGCTTTGGTTATACCCGCTTCAGTAACATTTCTGCCTGATTCTTCTATACCCCTAACAACGTCGTCTTGTATAGATTTTAGGACCATACCTTTTAACTGAGGCGGTAGAGCTATTCTTTCCTTAAAACGTTTTATGAACTCTTCTAAACTTTGAACTGTTGAAGTAGCTGAGTCCTCTACCTTAAACAGATCATAAGTTAGGTTGTTTTTCTTAAACTTAGCTATTTGTTTTTCTAGAGTTACAAGCCTAGGATACAAAAGCCTACCAATATCTTCTGAAATGTAAAACTGATCTATCTTGTTGTTACCTAACTGCTGTAAAGATTTATCTATAGCAACGTATTTTTTTCTGTGTTGATCGTCTATTGCTTTATAAGCCCTTGTTAATGTTTCTCTTATGTTGGCGCCTATAGCCCCTGTTTGATTATCTAAACTGTCTGCGTACTTACCCATTTCAAAAACATTTTGTTCTACATCTTGCAAAAGCTTTCTAAGAGTTTGCGTAGTCTTAGCTTCGTTTGATCTTAGAACTTGCAAGTTAGCTTGTAGCTGTTCGTCTAGACTACCTTTAGCTGTAGCAGATATATAAGTTTCTAAGTCGCTTAATTCTAGATTTGCACTTTCTAAAACATTATTAAGTTCATTAGTTAAATATTTAGTTGTGCTTTTAGTTCTTTCGTTCCCTAAAACTTGTTCTGAAACCGCCTGTAATCTGCCAGGTATTTGTTTATTCAAGGCGCTTTGTGACGGTACAGCCGCTTCAGCAAAAATTCTTATAGCTCCTGTTTTGATTGCTTGCTTTATTTCTGCTTCGGTAGCTTCTCTACCTAGCTTTTGATCTAACTTCATGATGTCATTCAAAGATCTTCTTTTTGTGGCTTGTTCATATAATCTCAAATTATCAAAGGGCGCTTTTTTACCTAGCAATAATTGATAACCAATTCCTAAGCCCTCACCCAACCCTTGTCCTACAGCGCCCAACGCAAACTCACCAGCCAAGGTAGCTGCTAATTCTTGTTTATCTTGTAGTTGAAAACCCTGCATAGCATCCAAAAGCTCTTCTGCACCTTTACCGGTGGCGCTTCCTGAGCCCGCAGCAATAACTCTTGAAAGCCTTGGTCTGCCTTTGAATAGGTTCAGCATATATTTACCAATCCTACCGTACGGGCTCATAAAAGCTACCGCCCCAGCTATAGGGCCAACGACACCAGAAAAATCAGCAAGATCACCTGTTGATAATCCAAAACTGTTTTCATCAACAATAACATTTACGGGTAAAACGTCGCCGTTTGTTAAAGTGACGGTTTTGACTCTGTCATGCAATCCAAGCTTTTTTAAACCCTCAGGCGTGAGAGCAGCCTGTCCTTTAGTATTTCTAGTAAAACCTTTTGATCCAACCTTAGAAGTAAGAACTGCGTCTTGCTCTTCTAAAGTTTCTGCCCTACCTAGTTGTGATCTAAGCCCCTGCACATTTGGGACACCAATTTCGTAATCAAAAAAAAGTTTGTCGTACAAGGGTGAAGCCGCTTTGGTGTATATTTGTGCTCTAGCTATTTTTCTAGCTTCTTCTACAGAGTTAGCTCTTATAGGTATTATGGTGTCTTCTGCAACTCTTATTTTAAAAGTTCTCATTATTCTGTTGCTTCAAGATCATAAACTTCATCATCAATATCGTCCATTACGTTGAAACTTGATGAATAATCTAAAGTTGGATCAAAATTTATTATATTACTGATTACATTTTGGTTACTGTCAAACACTCCTGACGTAAGGCCTGTATTATCAAAAAACCCTTTGTTAGCTATTATTTTATTTTTTTGTTCTGTAATACTTGTAGCATAACTGTCACGCGATCTTTTAAGCAAATCTAAAGTTACTGCAGGAGGCGTTGTTACAGTAATTTTTCCAAATACATCTTCAACGATTTGTCTATCTAGGTTTGATATTGTCTTGCCTGCCTCACCTAAAATTTCTCTTATACCTTTTTGTCTTAAAACGTTTAAAAGTGCATTTGCTTTCATTCTAGCGCTGAGTTGATCAAATTTTTTACCGGTGGTTTGTCCGATAGCAGTAAGTATTTGATCGGTCACTTCACCAAACAAACCTTGCAGACCAGTTGTGGCTCCAGAATCAACTAAACTGATTACCTTATCTAATGTTTTTATTGAATCTATAGTCCTAGTTCCGCTTGAAATAGCATTTAAAATATTTTCTTCAGCACCAACTATTTTTTGTGCGTCAGTAGTTTTTATACCTCTGCCATCTAATTCTGCTGCTAAAGTTTGTTTGTACTTCTCAATTTCTATTTTTTCTAAAAACTCTCTATCTTTTTCTAATTGTTGTTGCTCTGCTAACTTTTCAAGTTCTTTTTCTCTTCTAGTTTCTTCGCCTGCAAGCACTATACCTTTAGCTAATCCTGCACCAAATTGACCTTCTACCACTAAGGCTTTACCTATATTTCTGACAGCCGATAAGAATTCTGGACTGTTAAAAAAGCCTCTTGTTCTCTTTTGCGGTTCTTCTGCGGGTTCAGAAAATTCACCTTGTTTCTTTTGTTCAAACGGTATATCAATAGTTTCAGGTTGATCTAATGCGTCCTCAGTAAATAGCTGAGCTGCTCTATCAATTACCGTATCTACATCTTCTTTTGTATTTTCGAGGACTTCAATTTGATCCTCCACTACTTCGGGACTTGCTGGCGGAGTTGGTCCTACTAATTCATTTATGCTTTGTTGAATTGGATCTTTTACTTCTTCTGTTTCCTCAGCTTCCAGAAGATTTTGAGCCGCAAATGCTGCTCCCGCTGTATATACACCGGTTTGTAAAGGTTTTATTTCTGCGGTATAAGAGAATGGATTGTTTGGATTTCTACCCATAAATTTACCAGACTTATCTCTTTTTAAAGGAAAATCTGCTTTTTTTAATTTTATATTTTTTAAAGGTGCAGCGTATTTCAATGCATTCAAACCTAATATGCCCGCTCTTGATATTGCTTTTATAGGCAGAAAAGGTAAGGCTCCTAAACCAGTCAAACCTAATGTCAATTTTCCAAGGTTTTTGTTATATTCTTGTTTTCTGTAAGCGTCAACTGGGTCTCTGTTTGGAGACAAATCAATATTTATTTGTTCTCTGTCTAAAACAATACCGTCCTCAGTAGTGACCGCAAAAAAACTATCACCCTCCTGTTCTAAAGTTACTTTTTTATTTGATGGTACAAAACCTGATCCAGTATCTGCTGCAAGGATTATTGGCGATGTAGCCTCGCCTCCGTTAGCAAAAAGCCTGCGGTCTTTTATAGCCATCAAGCTCCTCCAGCAAATTGTCCGTAAGCAGAGAATGCAGCTCCTAAACCTGTTGCTTTTGGATCAGGCGGTAATCCGTAGCCGCTTGATATTCTTGACTCACTAGCTTGATAACCTGGCAGTAAACCACCAACTAATCCAAGTGTTTGCAAAGGTAAAGCTTGTTGATCGGTCTGTTGCTGGAATCTGCGTCCTGCTTCTAAATCTTGTATGCCTCTACCAAGACTACCAAGTTGTAGAAGTCTACCGATATCAGTACCAACTAAGTTTTGTCTTTCTCTACCAAGACCGCCAACATCAGAGCCAAGACCTCTGAGCAATCCGCCTAGTCCTGTCTCACCTGCAGCAAGTCTTTCAGTAGCTGCTTGTTCTCTACCAAAATCTGCTATTGATCTATCCATAGCTCTATCAAAACCTTGTGATCTAATACCAGATAAAAGCCTGCCTAGTCCTTCACCTCTGGCTGCCTCTACTTCTTCTCTTTTCAATCTCCCTCTAGAACCAAAAGCGCTTTCTCCCACTCTACCAATATCTCTAGCTAAGGCACCTTGATCTTCGATAGCAGCTTTACGGTTGAAATCTCTGATAGTTTGTTGAACAACTGCATCCTCAAAAGGATCCATAAATTTACTTGCAGAAGCAGGATCATAAGTTCTGCCAACTGAACCTCTAAGTGTTTCTAGACCCGTTAGGTATTGTTGTTGAGCATCACCTAAAAGATCTTCTTGTCTACCTAGAAATCTATCAAAAGCGCCTGTTTCAGTTTCGCCAAGACGAACTGCTCTTTCTTCTATCGGCGACAGACCAATAGTTTCTCTAAGGGGAATATCTGTTTGTAATCTATCGGCTGCCGCCTGTTGTAACTGATTAAAGAACCCTGGTGTTTGTGCTGTACCAAAATATAAACTTCTTAATAGGGGATCTGTCTGTATATCGATTATATCTTGTGTTTCGAGACGAGGGTCTACAGAACCTGGCGCATCTAACAAACTAATACCCATACTTGGTTTTCTGAAAAATCCTATCATTAAGCTACTCCTTCAAAAATTCTCATTAACTTCATCATGTTTTTGGCGCCCATTTCTCTATCTGGACTACCGTTTTTTAAAAGTTCTATTCCTGTTTTTGTTTTTGATAATTTAAATCCACCAGCACCGTTATTAGCTTTTGCAGTCATAACAAACTCGCCGTCACTTAGCATAGCTGGTATGTCGTCTGATGTTCCGGTTCCAGGACCGTTTACATCACCACCTTTACGCATATCCAGCTCAGCTAAACCTCCAGTTGCCATCATTCTCCTTGGTAGTCCTACTTTTCTTTTCGGTCCAAGGCCTAGATCAAAGCCACCGCTGCCATATACAGGTTGTGGCATCAGATCAGGTCTGATTGTTGTTCTTACGTCTTTAATACCGCCTTTTGTCCTTTCTGTAGCATCTTCAACGGCTTTACCGTAGGCGGTGGCCAAAGCTAAAGCTTTAGGGTCTAGGCCACCTTTCGACGGGTCAAATAATGTTCCAAGTCCACCACTATCATCAAAACCTAATAAATCATCAAATACAAAACCAAAAGGATCGTCTTTTGCTCTATCTAAATTCAATTTATCGTAAAAATAATCTTTTGCTTGGTCTGCTAAACTTTTTTCTTCGTTTGCAGCAACTACGTCATCTGAACTTGTTGGCTCGACACCCTGCCTTCTTTGAAAATCTTCAAAAGTATTACCTGTATCTAAAGCTTGTATACCTGTTGATAAAGCAGTAGGAGTTGAAAGAACCAACTCGGAAGCCGAAGGCGTAAAGTTCTGAGAACCGACCACGCGCATACTTTCTGCAAAACTGCCGTCAGGTAACCTTACTGTACCACCTCCTGATGGCGCGTCCCCCACTGCTAACGATGGACCCAAGTTTTGCGAAACAATACTATTTGCAGTAGCTATGTCGCCTGCGTTGTAAGCAGCTAGATAGTCAGTTTTTAGTTGTGGATTTATTGACCCTAATTTATTGGCAGTTGCAGCTTTACCAATTGAACCACCTGCAGCGCCTAATGCTGCTCCTATAGCGCCGCCTTTTAATATGTCTTTGGCTTTTTTACCTTTTAACAAAGGATCAGTAGCGCCTGCTACACCACCAGCTAAAGCTCCAAGCTTTACTGCACCTAATCCTTGTAACCCTGGCGCAAGACTTAACCCTACTGCAACCGCGTATGGTGCAGCGTCTTTTACCCTTTTTTCTAATCCTTTTGCTAATGACTTAGCTCCAAACTTACCATCAACGCCTAGTAAGTTTTTAAAACCTGGTTTTTTGGTGGCGCCTTTGACAAACTTCTTAACTCCTTTACCTATTCCTTTTAGGGTCTTGCCGATATCTTTGAAGCTAAAAAATTCTGGTAAACCAGTTTGCGGGTTGATTGAATTATTTACAGATCCAACCGTAATTCTATCTATACCTACGCCTTTAGCAGCTAGGTCATTTTTTATTTGTTTTTGTAATTTTTTATCCAGAGTATCAGGCGGTATAACCATTTCACCTGTACTCAAGTGGGCTAAGGTATCGTCCCCAAACCTTCCTAACTTTGCAATACCACTCAAACTGTTTTGTAATTCTTGCATAATATTATGAAATCGTAACTGTTACTGCTCCAACGGAAGCAGTCATAAAGGCAGGGAACTTAACGTTTTCGTTAGCCACTGTTAGTAAGGCGAAGGGAGTGCTTAAATTAACAAACTCTACCCCGTCGAATAATTGTAAGCTGTTTGTGGTCGTATTAAATATTAATGAACCTTCATTAAATTTAAGCGTATCACGCTCAGCTTCGTTCAATTGTAACGTATTGTTAGGGTCAAAACTACCTAAGTTGATCTCTAAAATACGAACTAATCTATTGAATAATTCTGCTGTTACCTCGCCATTTGCAATCGGTAATCTGGTTTGTAGAAGCTTCGCCATTATCTTCTACCATCTCTCACCACATCATATCGGGTGGACCCGTAACGCCAACCTACGCCTTGGTTTGATTCTTGACCGTCGTTGGAAGCTATCCGCAAAGCTATCTGTCTGCCCCTAGCTCTGATATGTGCTTGTTGAGTTGTCGGAGTTACCGTTGACGTATCAGAAGTAGAAAGACTATCGCCAGGGAAGTTTCTTGTTTTAGTTACTATATTGACAGTCGAACCTGAATCATTATCCAAAAACTTAATATCAGGTATAAGCCTTCTGATAAAAGAAAACGAATCCCCTTCTCCAATATCAAAGTCTGAAGACTCAATAAATACATTTGTCATCTCTGACCCGTCATCATCAAAGCCATCCTCGTGCTCATATAAATAACCGCCTGATGCAGCTTGTGGGTAATTTTCAATTCCAGCGTCTAACCAAACTGTTCTAGATAGTTGTCCGTAGTACCAGATCTTGTCTCGGTAATTGTAAATGACGTATCTATCTATTTCTGAAGAACTAGCTGATGGATAATACCAACCAACCTCTGAATGTTTGTTGTTAGTAAAGGCCTGTACTTTGTATATTTGTGAGTTGTTTATGTCGCTAAAGACATAATTTTTAACCGTACAAGGTAATTCGGATACCGTACCGTTATAGGTGTAAAAAGAGTCGTAAGACATAAAATATACACCATCAGGAGCAGTAACGGCTGCTTTTGGACCAACAAGACCTGTTGATTCGTTTATTAGATTGACTGCAAAAGTAAAAGGCGGACCAACGAACTGCATGTTGTAAACAGATGTGTCAGTAAAAATTATAATTTCTTGTCTTGACTTAACTGCTCCCATAATTTGCGATCCTGAAGATAAACGTAAAGAACCTGCTGTATTAGTTAATTTGGGTTCAAACTCAAGTAAATCTTCTTGATCGCTAAAAGCAATAAACATAGGATCGATAGCTTGCGTTCTGGCTGTACCCGCAGCGTTGAGTGGATCTGCGCCAAGAACTATTAGGTGCCTGTCTATTTCTGATGTTAATACTTGTAAACCAAGAGTAGGGACAAGATTTGCTCCTGTAATACCTGAAAGTTCTTGACCTCTTTTTGTGTTTTCTGTAGAAGCAGCGCTGCTAGGTAAACCAGTACTTTGATCCCATCTGTAGATACCGCCTCCTCTTACGTTAAAAACTAAATCTTCGCCGTAGTTATCGTGTGTGTATAACCTTAACTGATTAGTTGCAGATAGCGGAGTCGAAGAACCCCAACCGCCAGCCCCCCAAGCACCAACACCCCAACCAGTAGATTGCACAAATAAATCTAGACCTGTATTTATTTGATAGTAACCGTCAACGCCTGATCCGCCGTTACCTG